TCGCGGCGGGGTTCTGACTCAAAAATTCGTTCAGAGTCATTTTTTGAACCTCCATAGTATTTTTGCCCGCGTTTGGTGCGGGGTTGTGCGCGTTGCTGGTTTCGATTTTTATGAGTGCTGCTATCTGCTGCACGTCATCGCGTTTCGCAGAAAGTTTCGCAGCCATGTCGTTAAATTTTACTTTCGCCTGGGCGAGCGCGGCCGGCTTGTCGGTATCGGCATCGGACGATTTTATGATTTCATCGACAAATCCGGCCTCCTTGATTTCCTCGCCGAACAGCCACGTTTCATCGTCCATCATGTCGCGGATTTCGTCGAGTGCGGTTCCGGTTTTCGCGGTGTACGCCTTGCCGATTATCTGCGTCACGCCATCGAGGATTTCGGCCATTTTTCGCATATCGCGGTAGTCGCCGCTCGCTCCGCCCCATGCGTTGTGGATCATGAATACGGCGTTGTCCTCGGCGGCCACAAGGTCGAACGCGGGATTGACGGCGAGGTACGTCGCCATCGACGCGGCAACGCCCTTAATCGTGGCGACGATCTGGGCGCCCGGATGCTCGCGTTTGTAGTCGCGGAACAGGTTAAAAATGGCGAGTCCAGTGGACACGTATCCGCCGGGGCTCGCAATCTGAATATCCAGATCATCACCTGCGGCGGCGTCAAGGTCGGCCCGTACTCCCTGGGTCGTTACCTCCCATCCGATTTCACCATTTATGATTATTTTTTTCATAATTTTTTCTGCACAAAAAAAGCCCGGGCATGGGTTGACCACGCTCGGGCTCTCTGGATGTCTCGGCACTGCCGAGGCCGGAAAGATATCCGTTATAAATTATAGGTTACAGACTTTCATACCGCGCTTTCCGAAACGCCGCAATACCTCCGTTGTTAAAAGTGATGATGATGTCACCCGAAAATTTCCGGGAAATCAGGGTGCGGATTATTTCAATAATGCGTTCCATTTATGCCGCTACTATGGGACATAATATAGATTTGTCAAGCATTATTTTTTGACCTCAGATTTTATCCATTCGATGTCGGTTTTCATAACGGGGATATCGGCTGTACGCTCGGCAAGGTCATCGCGGAGGTCGTCGATTTTTCGGAACAGGGCTTTGATTTGATCGTCGTATCCCCGGACCATGCGCGCAATGAACCAACCAACAATAGCAATGATGAGACCAGCAATACTACCGATGATACCTGCAATGTAAGCAAGAGTTTTCTCCTCCAATTCATGATGCCTCCGTTATGTGTTGTCCGTATCTCTATCACTCGCGCTCTCCCCGGTTATCGGTGCCCGCGGCCATGGCGGCGTCGGTAACTCGGCATATTGCCGCGCGTTTTTCATGCGGTTCGCCTTGCCGCTCGATCCGTTGAGGTTGCGGGCCACGTCGTCAAGGGTTTGCGCCCCGAGCTCCACGTAGCCACGATCGGCTTCCATGGTGGACTTCGGGTCGATATTCGGCATGGGTTGCGCTGACCATTCGCAGCACATCCAGGCCGCGCGGAGTAATGGATCTGACCAGCCCGGCGCCATGATGCGGCCGGCGGCGATCTCCTCGGCAAGCCACATTTCAACGATGGGCTCGCAAAAATCGGAGACGGTTTCCTGTCGCTCAATTTGCGCGGTGCGCCAGCATAGGAGCAGCGTGCCACGGCTCGCGGAATAATTCGCGTTGAATTTTTTCAGGACGAGTTCGACCGACCACCCTTTCGAGGCGGCGATATACGAGAATACCGAATTGACGTATGCGTCAAATGATGCGCTCGGAGCGGTGTCCTGCAGGAATTTAAATTTGTCGCCCTTGCGGAGGTTGCCGACTAACATCGATCCGGGCTGGCGTATCGTCGCCTCGGGTGCGACGGCCCAATTTACGACGGGCTCGAGACTTTCGGCGGTGACATTTCGCGCGTCGGGCGACGGAGTGGGGCTACTCCCGTATTCGCGGATGGGTCCGGCCACGCGACCGGCAAGGGGTTGTGAGGCATCCTGTTGATCATTTTCAACCGCGCCGACGAATGATGCCTGGTTGATTGCCTTTTGGAGCACCGACGCCTTGAAATCGGTCAGGTCGGCGAGCTCCTGTATCGCGTGGGCGAGGCTTGAAAATCCTCGGCCCTGTCCGGCGTATTCGGGGTTGTAGCCGTGGAGCATCATTATGCGACCGGATTTTTCGCCTACGGCCGGGATGGTCTGCTCGACGTATGCGCCATCGGCTCCACGGGTCCAGATTTTATAGCCGATCTCGCGGCCGTTCTGGTCGCGGATTATGCCATCGTCGGATAGGAGCGGCGTGTACGTCGACGTGTATCCATGGCCGCGTATCTGGTTCGGGTCAAAGAATTCGATTTGAAGCGGGTTGATTTGATCTTTGTCGCGGCCGTAATACAGGCGTGTGAATACGTCGTTGTCGCGCTGTTTCTGGAGTTCGTACAACCGCGTATTCTGGTAAAAATTATTGACGCGGTTGCGGGACGATTTTTTTGATTGCGCCCACAAGTGAAATCGCTTCGCGGCGTTCTCGGCCCATGCCTCGGCCTGGTCGTCGGTGATTCCAAGGATTTCGGATATTGGCGTCGGTTTCCAATAGATACCAACGTCCACCACGGTATCGACAATCGTATTTACGAGCGCGCGGCACTCGATCGAGTCCGTCATTTTCTCGCGGACCTGTTGGCGGATCGCGTAATGGTCGTGGATGTTAATCGGTGCCCGCGTGTTCATGCCGCCGGACCATTTACCGCCGCCGAAATTCGGGGACGATATGCCCGTACCGAGATAGGCTACAGGGGATGAGCGGCGCACACTGTCGGCTATGGCGTGGACGGTTTCACGTATTTTCGCGCGTGCCTTGTAATATATGCGGTTATATTTCGGAGATAATTTCACGGTCGCCGCCTCAGTCGCAGGCTCACGATACCCATACAGGACAGCTCGTTAATATAATGGTCCTCATTCGCATATAAGCCATCGAGCGTTTTTTTGATTTCATCGAGGCTCCGGCGCGTAGTGCGTTGTTTCCCCTCGCCGCTGTCAAATTCATAGGATGACATACCGGTCGCGGCCATTTTGAGCATGACGGTTTCGAGCCGTTCTATTTGCGCCTGTACCGCCGCGAGTCTACGGGCGAGGCGCTGTCTCCGCGCGTCTATGTATCCCATTTCGCCGCGATTATGTCGCATGGGGGCGGAAAAGTCAAGCGTTTTTTGTGCTTGTCGTTTTTATCGCCGTTTGCCGCGTGAGCTCGTCGATTATTTAAGGTGTGGAGCCGCGAGTTTCAGGCGTCGCGCGTGCTCCATGCGGTCGAGTATGAGTGGCTTGTTTATTTTATCAATCTCATGTTTCGAGCGGATGTCAATATATCGGACATCGTCGATGTAAACGCGGAATGGGAATCCGCTGCTTTCGGCGACACGTCGCAATTCCTCGGCCTCATTTTTTAAATGCACGTCCGCTGCCGCCAATGCGTATACTCGGCAGTCAAGCGCCTCGTTCCGTCGGCCCTTGTTGTCGTATGATCCGTCACGCATAAGCTCTTCCGATGTAAGCATGTCAAAATAACGCTCTCCGTATTCGGCCGGGAAATCGCAAAAATTCGGTAGTTGCTCAATGCCTTGTTGCCGCTCTACCTTGAGTGATGAGTACACATTATTTTTATAAAGTACAGTCGAGATAATAAATATATCGGTATCGCCCGAGCGCGATTTGCGCCATTTTATAACTCCCGTTTCCGTCATTTCGTCGCGAAGCCCCTTCCGGTTCGCCATGATCGAGCGTTGTCCTTTTATCGGCCATGTGTTCGCCCATACGGTTTTACAAAATTCATATACCGTATGCGTTGCCCCGCCATAGCCGGAGTCGATGAAAATTATCGATATCGGAAATTTCATCCCGTCCTCGCGGCGCGTGAATGAAAACTCGATACCCTGCATCCATTCATCGAGTTTCGCCCACGCCCCCGCCTCTGGGTTGGATATGTCGCCTTCGACGCGGCCGTAATAAATACTCCATGTACGATGCCCCTTGCCGACGCCAAGCACCTCAAATTCAAGGCGCGGCGGATTGTCTTTGTCGGTTGCGCTCCCCTCCTGCACGTCGACTCCCATCGTGAGAAATAACACACCGGGCGGAACCGTCCCCATTTTATATTTACCCTGGTTGGCCATCACAACTTCAAGGCGCGGTCGATCGCCTTTGTCTATATGCGGTTCGCCCCGCTGGTGGTTCGTGAACACCCTCATACCATCCGGGGTTCGGTGCGCGGTTTTCCAGGACGTATAATAATCAAGCCACGAGAAACCGCCGTACATGGCGATCAATGCGTTCATGTGAAAACTTCGGCGTAGTCGCTCGGGCGTGGTTTTCGGCTCCCATCGGCCGGCTTTTATCATGCTGGTTTTCTGCGTCTCGAATATCGCGTCGTGGCAATACTCACAGAGGTAGTACACCATTTCTTTGTCATCGTATTTCTCGACGCGGAGGCCGTGGTTTCCGGCAAAGTCGTTGTCCACAAGGAGTTGAAATTTCCCACACATGGGACACGGCACGAAATATTCGCACTGATCGCCGAGGAGAAATCGTTTGTAAATCGTCGAGCTCTGAAATTCGACCGGAGTCGAGAATGCCCCGATTTTACGGCGCGTGCCCCACTGTTTTGTGCGGTTCTCGACGTTATCGTCCCATAGACCCTCACCCGTGGTCAATCGTTGCGGGGCCGCGTCCACCTCATCGAGTAATGCGATACGGATACTGTCCGACCGTTGCGACGCCGCCGACTGCGCGCTCGCCTGTTCGAGGAATCCACCGCTGAATAATTTACGTTTTGTGGTGTCGCCGGTGCGACGGCTTTTCTCGTTTTCGACGGGCGCGATCATGCGGCCACGGAGGCCCAGGCTGTCGATCAGCGGTTCGAGTCGCTTGTCCCACCATTTTTTCAGGAGCTCGTCGGTGCCGCTCATTACGAGTATCGGCGCCGGGTTCTGAATGTAGTAGCCGACGACGTTTTCCTCGATGAATGTTTTCACTACCTGCGACGCGCTCATCACGTCGATGTATTGCGTCGGGCTCCAGGGTGAGAAACAATCCATAATTTCAACGGCGTATTGCGTGCGGGTCAGATCCACGAGCCCCGGGAATGGGGTGTTCTCGGGCATTACGCGCCGGCCATGTATGTATTCGCTGATTAACCGGGGCGGCGGCGATGAGGGGAGGTCGGCGTTGAGGGCGATTAAAAACGCAATGTCGTCAATCGATGGGTTT